AATACCATAAATTGAATTTGTGTCAAATATATTTTTACTGTAACAAGTTACACTTTAAAGTTATTGATAGCGGTACGATCCAATTTGCGATCTCGTACAGGCCCCTAGTGTGCGCCAATCCCTTTTCACTACCAATACGACTGAAGACTGTTGCTAGGAGCTACCTAACTAGACTCATCGGGATGAATAGTTGGAAATGGGTTGGAGCGCTCAACATTGCCCATCTTGCCTACACTACCTGACCGACTTTATATCCACAATCTTCATGCGTATTAGGCTTGGGCTAACCAGCACACCATCCGGTGACTAGCTTGTCTTAAGTTATGCCCCCAAGCAACATAACAGCATTTATGGTGCTTACGACTAGAGCCATCCATAAAACCAGCTCTAGAAGTTGCAAGACCCCGCTATTTTGCACTTTACGTAGAGGTGTGCAGGGAAATCGGTTTTACTATAGCACATTTTAAAAGTAAGGCTACTGTTGTGTGTTTAAGAATCGTGTAGTAGTTAGACGTTTAAGGTCATCTCTTTCGAGCCTTGCTACCAATCCCCCAAGATTACAGCTTCCTTCCGCTTTAGCATACGGAAAATCTCCATATTTGGATCATCCCTCTTGGGTCTTATTTCCCCTAACAGTTGGGGTTGCTTACTATTTACCACAGCCTTGAGAAAACTATAGCACAAAAGGGAACGTCCTAGTGGATTAGGCTAGGACGTTCGGGGCGCACACGGAGGAGAGTGCTGGAGGATTTACAGAAATGAAGGATCTGTACCTGTATTATTACACAGTATTGTTATTTTGCATATTCTGTGATAGTTACCTCACACCCACCGCCTTTGATCTTTTCTCCACGTTCGATAGTCATTTTCCACACTTGTTGGTCATTGTCATAAAGATATCCCTGCAAAGAATCAAGGCAGCATTTTCCTATGTTATCCACATCGAGCAGTCTTTTATCACGTGGGAAAAGGATAATTGATACTTCTACTCGCTTATCCCCAAAGCTCTTTAGCCCTTGACAGGCTTGAGCTACAGCAGATTTGAATGCCATGCCACGTTTTGATATGTATCGTCTATGACCACTTGACAAATAATAATTATTTACGCTACATGGGTATGGAAGTTGAAGAGTTATCATAATTTTCTTTACACACATGAATTGATATGAGTACAATCTGTTGACAGGATAAAAAGTCTTTGTTATTCTGTAATCGGATTGTAGTTTATTTAACGGAGGAAGTATGGATTACTCAGAATCAATTTTGTATCTCAAGGCTTATATCAAGAACATTGAATCAGCTCTTAATAAGCGTCAGTTTGAGCATGCGCTCAATTTATCGCAAGAAATTATTGCTGAATCAAAGCAATTAGATGATACCGTTTTTGCGATTCTTAAAGCTCAGGAGGAGTTATGAATCAGGATGTATTCAACCCTATGCAAAATGAAATATTACGTGCTGTATTCCGCTCTATGGATAAAGAACTTGGGATTCGTCCTTTAACTGAAGAGCAGCTCAAAGAATTTAACTTAAAGTTAGATGAGGAAAATCATGCGCCTGACCAATAAGTACCACCTACCTCAGACAATCGTTAACGTATTGGAAAGACCGAACTATACAAAGGGTAAAGCTCACCTTTCAGTAACGGAGTTATTGCAGCCTCCCCAGTTAGTTCAGTTACGTAAGAAGTATTGGGATGATTTAGAAGAGGATGTATCTGATAAGGTATGGGCTATCTTTGGTACTGCTATTCACTCAATCTTAGAGCAAGGCAAAGATGAGAACCATATCATCGAGCAACGCCTACACGAGACTTTAGAGGGGTGGAATATCTCAGGAGCTATTGACCTTCAACGTGTTGATAAAGATGGCGTGGTGGTATCTGATTACAAGACTACAGGTGCTTGGGCAGTAATGAATGAGAAGATTGACTGGGAACAACAGTTAAATATCTATGCTTGGCTAGTAGAAAGAGTAAAGAAGATCCCCGTTAAGAAGATAGAGATCGTAGCCATCATTCGAGATTGGAGCCGTAGAGATGCACAGAATAAAGAAGGATATCCTGAAGCCCCGATTAAAGTCATTGATATTAATTTGTGGCCTTATGAAGTCCGTGAAGATTTCATCAGATCCCGTATCGGCTTACATTCCAATGCTAATTTGGCATCAGAAATTGGGGAAGATTATGCTCCATGTACGCCAGCGGAGTGTTGGGAGAAGCCCACTTCTTTTGCAATTAAAAAGACTGGGAATAAAAGAGCTACCAATGTATGTCTCACTATCGAAGATGCAGAAGCAAAAAAAGCAGAGCTTGGGAAAGGGTATGAGATTGAAGTACGTCCGGGAGAAAGGACGAGATGTAATGAGTTTTGTCAGGTAAGAGATGTATGTAAGCAGTTTCAAGATTATTTAAAGGAGGAAGTATGAAAGATTTATTTGTAGGAATATCGGTGTTTATTGCTGGATTAGTTTTATTACTTGCTATTGGTTTTGGTTTAAATATTGCTGGATTAGCAAGTTATAACTTTTTTGCTCCAAAGTACCGAGCAGTTGATAACAAAGTATTTAAGGAATCAGAGCAGTACAACGATGGAATGGTACGTGACTTAGAGAACTTGCAGATGGAATACATCAATTCTGATGCAGATCATAAGCAAGCATTAAGAGCGATTATCTTACACAGATTTAGCGTGTATGACGAGAACCGTTTACCGTATAACTTACGTAGTTTTTATGACCAATTGAGGAGTGGAAAATGAAGAAGATTATTTTATTAGTAACAGTAGTTGGAGTATTGGCAGGATGCGATGCTCCTGCTCCAGTCCAGAGTACTTCAACTGTTGAGGCAAAAAGACAAGAAGAAATTTCACGACAAGCTCAACATACAGTAGGAATGCCTTCTATTGTGAACTTTGCTGAAAAACGTATGATGAAAGATATCCTTGAGATCCGAGATCAAGACGTAGCTACTACGACCTATATCGTTGGAATGAATGGTGATCTTCATAAGTTATGTAACTCTGTTGGGTATGGATTACCTTATGCAACTCAATATACCAATCCTCAACAAGATACCTATTACACTTCACAAAGTAGTGTTCATACTGTTCTTCCACAGCCAGACCCTAATGGTTTATATTCACCAGCTAGTGCAGATGGTACATGGGTGCAGTGTGTAGATTCTAAGAGTGGTAAAGCAAAAGTTGTATATATTGAACCACGTATTATTGTTAGTCCAATTCCATTAGGGGGTTAGTATGAAAGAGTGGCATAAACACGCAATCTTGCTTGTATTAGGAGTGCTATTTGTATTATTTATTGAGTACGTTCATGCATCAGAAAGATGTGTAAAAGATAGTAACGGAGGTATCTGTTGTTGGAATACAGATGAAGAAGGAACAATCAAACCAATCAGTTGTGCATAAGGAGAAGAAAATGCGACCATTACGTGATGAATTAATTTTGAATTTTATGATGGCTTTAACAGGTAATCAAAGTATCTGTGTTGGATCAGAGGAAGATCCACAATGGATTGTTGAGTATGCTGAGAAACTTGCTGATGCTTTTTTAAACAAACCAACTATCGAGGATAAAAATGGTAATCCCGTATGACACTGGTAAGGTAAAGATTGGATGCTATTACGAACGTCCACGTTACGTTGAGCATGATAGAGATATGTTGATGTTGCAGTTATGCTTAATCGGGGATGCTCGTAAAGCTAGGATTCAATACTGGATTAATGTATCCTACTTGACCGCAGTAGCATTTATCTTTTTAGTCATGATTTTTAAGAGGTGAGTATGAGCGCAAATGAGAAGCAGATTGGCGGAGATCATTACAAGGGTAAAGCAATACAACCTTGGGATTACATTACCGCTAATAACATTCCATACTTAGAAGGAAACATTATTAAGTATGCAAGCAGATGGCGTGATAAAGGTGGTATTGACGATCTAAGGAAAGTCATTCATTACGCTGAGAAATTAATTGAATTGGAGAGTAACAAATGAGCGTATATAAGAAGTTACAAGAAGCCCGTGTTAAGTTGCATAGCACCCAGCTTAATAAGTCTGGTGAGAATAAGTTTGCTAAGTTCAAGTATTTTGAGCTAGGTGACTTTATTCCACAGGTAACGGAGATCTTCAATAAGGTAGGTCTATGTGGAGTTGTATCGTTTACTCAAGATACTGCTTACTTGACTGTTCATGAAACTGAAGGTGATGGCTATATTACTTTTACTACCCCATTGGTTTACGCCAGCGTAGAGAAGACACAGCCTATTCAGAACTTAGGATCGACTCATACATACATTCGCAGATACTTATGGCTAATGGCTATGGAGATCGTAGAGAATGATGTGGTGGATTCTGTAGAGCCTAAAGCACCAGTTAAAGCAGAAGCTCCAAAGGTTACACCTAAAGCTGAAGTTAAACCAGAGCCTAGGAAAGAAGAGTTCTTTGATAGTTCTGAGCCTTGGCAAGTATCGGTAGATGTATCGAAAGATGGATGGCCTGTAGCAGTTAAAGAAGGTATTGCTGTATTGATTAAGTTGGCTAAGAAGCCAGAGGATGTAAACAGTATTTACAGAATCAATATGCAGCTATTAGAGCAGTTGAAGGTAAAAGACGTAGCAGTATTTGATGAGATTTTTGCAACATTTAAAATAACTAAAGAAGCATTGAAAGGCACAGAATGAGTGATTACCCAAACACAGGCATATTGCATAAAACCAAAGAGAAGAAACACGAGAAAGCCCCTGATATGTGGGGAAAACTTGAGTTAGATCGTGACTATGTACGTTCATTACTGGAAGAAGGTAACGGATTGATTCTTATCAAGATTGATGCATGGGATCGTGAAAGCGCTGCAGGAAACCAGTTTTTATCTATTAAAGTAAATACATGGAAACCAACTAATAAAACTGAAGAACGGATGCCTGAATTATGATTAAGAAAGCTATTACTAAAAAAGAAACTCCAGTAGATTGGGAGCGATTAGCAAAGAATCTTCAGGAAGCCTTGGCTAAAGAAATGAGAGTTACTCAAGATCTTGAAAATGAAAATGCTGAATTGTTAATGGAAATTTACAAACATCAGGGAGTAATTATTTACTTGGAGAAAAAACGTGGAAACGATCCAGTTTGAGGGAATTAAAACTGGATTGAAGCAGTCTAAAGATGGCTATATGCTGTCTTTAGCTGTCCACCCAGATGATTTACCAGATAATCTCATAAGAGACTTTGTAGGCGCTCGTTATATGGTAGTAATGGTAAGGCTAGGAGATGATGAGAAACCAGTCGTACAGGCTCGTAAAAATGATCCTGCTGTATCTATGGCTGGGTTAGTCTGTAGAGATAAATATTTTTGGAATTATATTTCTCTTCGTGAAGGTGAGCTTGTTACTTCAGAAGCAGAGTGTTCTGAATGGATGAAGATGCATTTTGACATTGATTCACGAGCAGAATTTAAAACTAATACGGAAGCTAGAGAAAAATTCATTAAATTTAAGGAAGAGTTTGAAAAATGGAAAAAGTAAATAAATTAGTACCATATTCTGTATACCTTCCAAAGGAATACCATGACCGTATCAGTGCATTTGCAAAGGAACGCAAAGCGTCTGGAATGATTAGGGATGCAATTTGCATGATATTAGATGGTGGAGATCAGTATAAGTCTGGGTATAACCAAGGAATTCGTGATGCTGCAAAGGCCGTAAAACGTATCTCAGAACTCAAGGTTATTGCTTATAAGGGTAAGTACATGGATACCCTAGTATTAGAACAATTAGATCAATTGGAGATATGATGAAACACGGATGGAAGACTAGGATAGATGAACGGGTTTACTTTGAACGTAAGAAAGCTGAACGGGAAGAACGTGCAGCAATTATGGAATTAGTAAAAATGAAGTTTGAGCAAGAGCGTATTCTTGCTACGATGAAACAGGAGATGCACTAATGGAAGATCCAGTAAAAGAACTCGCTGTAGAGGTATTTCAGTTTCTATTGCCCAAAGCTAACGTAGATACCACAATTATTTTATCGGCATTAAGTATGGTATTAGCTACCGTTGCTGTGGAATCTGGTATGGAAGAAGAAAAGGCCGTATATGCTTTTCGCAAATCCTATGGAAACTCTAAACGTAGACTTAAACAAGTTATAAAAGGAATGCCAAATGAATGAGAATGATCTAAGAGATTGTTTTGCTATGTTTGCTACATTGGGATTGGTTAGTAAACATACTGCATTTGACCCCGTAGAACCTTGGAGAATAGCCGATAGCATTATGGAAGCTAGAGATCAAAAAGAAGAAGGTATTGTTGCAATTAAGAAAAGGGTAAAGAAATGAGTGAATATCAAAAGCCTATGTCAGAAGAAGGTATGAGTAACTGGGATAAGATCTTTAAAAAGTCAGATAGTAACCTTGGTCTATCTCCTCATGAGATGCTTTATAAGGCTAAAGATTTATACACTCGGTATATGACAGGTCAAATAAATAAAAATGTTTTTAAAGAAGACATGACAAATTTAAATATTGCCAGTAATATCCTTAGCAGAGCTGACGAGTTTGATCAACACCCAGAAATTCGTGAAGCACTTGTACAACTTGCTTCACTTTTATCGAAAATATCATGATTGAACCAATTCCGTTTTTAGGGCATGTAGTAGTCGATGACTTTACTAGAAAAGATGTCTATATGTGGGCTTCCGATGCTGGATTCTCTACATTTGATATTCAAAATAACATTCATAGATTAGAGAAGTTTGCTAGAGCTGTTGAATGGTTTATTGCTGATCGTGAGAAAGACAGCGAATGAGCTGGAATCTCAGGCTTGTAGACCATACAGATGATGACGGGATAGACTTCGTAGAGATTTGCGAGGTCTATTACGATGAACTGGGTATCCCAATGGGATATTGCGCTGCTTCTATGTATGGAGATAATAAGGAAGATGTAAAAACTTACCTTTTATGGGCGCTAGAGGCTTTAGATAAACCTGTTTTGAGTTTTGAATTTAATCAACTAGAACATTAATTTTAATTTTTAAATTTTTAAAATTTCCCCTCTAAATTCTACTTTATCTTCCCCGCATACCATTACAAGTTCCGGCATTAGCATCCTACCTTGATCGAATGACAGCATTACAAATCCTGATCTCCAGTCTTTTGGGCCATCTTCACAGTATTCAAAAGTAGCGGACATAGGATCTGCTAAACAACCAGTCTGAACACCCCACCACGTACCTTGAAAATTAGTAATAGGAGAGGCACAGAGGACGTGCGTATGACCAGTGACTATATTGGTATTCCCAGCAGCTAAAAGGTTAGAATAGCCAGCTGTACGGCCTCCCTTGAGACGATGCTTAATGACTGTATCCTCACCTACCCAAAAGCTCCAGCAAGTCTCCCACATAGGGAAATGATACTTTAATGAAAATCCATCTACACCAGAGTACTCAGGAACTTTATTAACCAGCCAAGATTCGTAGCGCATGTCATGATTGCCCAGCGTCCAGATCAATCTACATCCAGCAGGACGTACCTTCTCGATCTCCCCCAAATGCCATCTACAGGATTCTAGTTCTTCTAAAACAGTAGGTTTCTGATCATAATTAATGGATGGGAATCTGCTAAGAACTTGCCCGTCAAATGCATCACCGTTACAGATAATGACTTCAGGCTTGAAATGCTCTATGAACTTGAGTAATGCTTTAAATGCTGTAGTGGTTTCATCAGTAAAGTGAGCATCTGAGAAAACTAGAATCTTTT